CAATAAATACACCAAAAATAATATCAATACTTTCTTTCAATAAAACTATTAATATTAATCCTAAAATTAAATCCCTCATTCCGTTTTTTCCTCCGTTTTAGTTTATTAAAAATTAACTATTAACTTTTAAAAATAGCTCTATAAATTGACAAGCTATGAAACAATAATTTACTAAAAGTAAACCGGTTAATTTTAATCTCATAACCAATAACTTTTAAATTATTTATTATTTCTGATTTTCTACTTCTCATTTTATATAACCCCCTTAATTAAGCGCTCTAATCTGATTAGACTAGAGCGCTTTATAAGATTGTTATTTTAACGTTTTGTAAGTTTTAGGCCTAGAGTATCAGACCATTTTAAAAGGTTTTCTTGAGCGCTCTCGTCGTCTTTAAAAGGTATCTTATTTAATGAAGGTATATACATGTCAAAACTTTCAATTTCTTTTTTGGAAGGTGCGCCAACGTAACCGTAACCTTCACTAGCTTTGAAGCCGTGCCTTTCTACAACTTCGACGGATTCTCTTTCTTGTAATGCAAATGTAATTCTACGTAAAAAACTAGGATGGCAAAAAGTAAAAGCCAGTTTGTCCATGTCCAATGGTTCACGCTGGCTTTTAATATTAAAAGTTTCAGTGTAAGTATGAGAATTTTCGTTATTGTTTATATGCCTTGATCTCGATTGAGTATAGGCCACTATTTCAGTTGAAATATTAGCTAGCTGTAATAACTTAACTAGAGCGCAAATAATAGCGCCACGCCTATATATTTCAGGTTCCTGTTTATTTCCAGAAAAACCGGCGTCGATTAATATCCTAACTAATCTAACTGGTGCTTTTTTATTTTCTTTTATGATCTTAAAAAAACAATCTGGTTTACGTTGCTGGTATCTTTCATACATGAAACAATCACCAACTACGTCAAACATGTATGATCTAGTTATTTTATATTTATTCAAAGTCTCACTTAAAAACTGACTAGCTAGCTTATCAATCTTTTTTAAGCCAGCAGGATAACCAAACTGTAATAGATTTTTAGCTTCTTTTAGAGATTTTGTTTTGGTAAAACTGACACAAGATTTATCTTCACTAGAGCGCTTATCGATATCATCAAAAGCCGGCTTTTTATTATCGATTGTTTCAATGATATCATTGAAACAATCATAATGTCTTTTAATATGTTTATATTTATTAGTCATATTTACACGCAAGCCCCTGATAACTTATTTTGAATATCTTTATTTATTCCCTTAAAGATTGTCATTTCTCTAACTTCATTTTCAGGAAAACCAACTTGTAATAACTTAGCGCCTGAAATACTAGCACGCGGACTAATTATAATATCTAGTTTTAAATCAGTTGCTTTTCTTCGCATAACCTGAACGTTGTTAACTAGTTTATCAATCTTAATTTGTAAATCGGCCGTACTAGCATATTCCATAGCCAAATTACGTTCTAAATTACTGTCATATTCCCAGTTAACAAAAGTGAATCTATCACGCGTGGCGCCGTCTAGTGCGTTCCTGCCAATATACGTAATATCACCGCCAAGCATGATTGTGTTACCCGCGGCAATCATTCTAAAATTTTCATGTTTTGGAATTTCTTTATCTGGAAAAGTACAATTGCCATTACTAGTGGCGCTATTTAAAACGCTAATAACGTTTGGATTTCCGTTGTCTATTTCGTCCAATAAGAAAACCCCGCCTGTCTCGTATGCTTTACGAAAACCCGTTGTAATATAATCTTGGCCAAACATATAGCCTAGTAAATCAGTTTTGCTTGACTGTTCACAAACTGAAATATGGTAGAAAGGCAGGTCAAGCGCTTTTGCTACTTGTGAGCAAGCGTGGGTTTTACCACTACCAGCGCCACCATAAAGAAACAAAGGCAAATTAGCAGAAACAATCTTAATAACAGTTTCTAGGGATTTATGAGCATTCTTAATCTCAATATTAGTCTTGTCTAATGTTTTGATATTTAAAGTCTTGTTATGGCCGTTTAAAGCTTCTGTTATAAGCTTGTTGACCTGTTCAATATTAATATCGTTATTAATAGATTGAACGTTTAAAAGCTTTGCAAACGCATCAAGAGTAGATTGTGTCTCGTTATTGCCATTATCTTGGCCTTTACCATAGATAGCCCTAGTTTTGGTTTTATTAGTTTTAGGCGTTAATTGAGTTCTGGCAGTTGGCGCAGTAGGCATTGGTTGATCTTCTATGTCAGTTAGCCAAGGATTTGGCATTGAAACAGAACTAGCGCCAGATGCAGGATCAACGCCAACCGTTCTAGTTATAACTGGCCTTGATGGCATTGGTGGTATGTTACCAGTACGGCCAATAAAACTATAAACGCAAGATTGAGAACTAGAATAATTATAAAACCGGTTATCGGCCAAGTCAAAATCATTTAATATAACTAACATAGTTTCTCTAGAACCTTGCTTCTCTAACCAGCTTTTTGATACTTCCAGCTTTTCACATAGTTCTTTTTGCCTGATAATGGCTTTTAACTCTTTATTTGTTTTGTCTCGATAATCCATTTTTAACCCCTTTTTGTTTAATTTGTTTAATTTCTCGTTTTTTGGTATTTTATTAAATCCGTTTTAATCCTTTGTTTATTTAGGTTGCAGGTTACTGTCAGTTATTTAAAGTTAGTTTACCATAATATTAATTACTTTTGCAAGAAAAATCGATTTTTTTAATGTTTTTTTATTTTATTTTAAGGTAAATCTTTATAAAAGAATGTGAGACAGGTTAAAAACTAGATGGTTTTGGTGGACGTTGCGCAAAAGACATTTTATTGGTTTGCTGTAAGTTATTTAAAACAATTAGGTTCTATACTAGTATACTATAAAAATAGATATAGTATATAGATTAAGGTAATAGGTATATATGCATAGTGCATATATACGATATATACGATATATACGATATATACGTTATAGAAAGTCTTGAAAATCGATTTTGACCTATAAATGTATTGAACTTATTGAACACAAACAACTTACAACTCGATATTTGGCAAAAGGGCATTTTTTTGGTATTGAACCTATTGGCGCGCAAGGGCTTAAAGCATGTTTTTTGGGGGTTGCCCTATAGAAGTGCTTGCGCTAGAACATGTTCTGTATATTGGTTATTTAGCTTATTAATCTAGTGTATATTAGTTATGGCTAGCTAGTTCTAGTTATGATTAGTTATCTTGAATATATTTATATGCATGTTATATACGTTTAGTTATTGCTAGTTAGTTCTAGTCAGCTAGTCTTGACAAACTAGCTAGTTAGGTGCATAACATATAGATATATTCAGCTTGCATACAATTTAATTTCTCAACCCTACCCCCTTGTTTTTTGACCCGGGTGCGACCCAAAGGCCGCCCGTCCGCGGGGAGGGGATGGGGTTTAATTAACCTCTCCTTCTTAGCCTTATGCTTTGTGTTCTCTCTTAGCCCTATACCTTCTTTCCCATGTATCCTTATCGTTATAAAAAAATTACAAAAAAAATTTCAAATTTTCAAATTGATATATGCAAAGTGCATACAACTATTTTTATCTTGACAACAAGGTATAATTTTAGTATGTCTTAATTTTAATAATAACTTAAATGAGAGGAAGCATTTATGGAAGGATACAGAGTCAAAGTTAAAGGTGAATATTTTGCGTACACAGAGAAAGGGAAAATTCTAAAACCATATGAGTTTGAAGTTATCCTCCCAACACTGGATAGAGCGCTCCATATAATTAAATCTAAAATACTTAATCGAGTATTGAAAAAAAAGTTCGCAGACTATGCTAGCTACCGCACCCATGAAATCATCGACAGTGAGCCTGTTGGTGATGCAGCACCAATCCAAACTAGTAATAAAAATCTAAATGTTCTCAATAAAAAACAATTGGCTAGTTACATCAATAAAAATGAGCTACCTGTAGACCCAACCACATACAAAACCGTTGGTGAAATCAGAAAAGCTATACAAGATGCTGAGAGCAATTTAAAGACCTTTCAGGAGAAAGAGGCTAAGAGAGCAGAGGATATTGCCTTAACGAAGAGCTTAGACGCTCTGAACCCTACCTTGGCTGATGAACTCTAATCTCAAGATTAAACAGAATAAAAAATATACAAAAGAAGTATTAAAACAAAAGTTTTTGGATATGCTTGGTGAAGCTTACGAAGGGGATCCAACAGATCAAAGTGAGATATTGGAAAATCCAGAACTCCTTCTAATGTCGAAAGCTGATGTTTTAATGATAAAACTTTACCAATCGGCAGTCAGGCGTAAAGAACCTGACTTTGCCGCGAGGAAACTAATCCTTGAATATACGATTGGTAAACCTAAACAGGAGATAGAAACTAAAACTTTACAAATGACTTATCAGGATTTCCTTCATCAAGTAAGTCAACAGGAACCAAAGATAATTGAAGTACAAGTAACAGAACCAGAGCCTACACAGAACCTTACCCAAATAAACAAAGAGGATTTATAACCAAATATGAATGGTATATTAACCCCTGCTCAATCCCATACGCATTACCGACTTCAACATGAGCTACCATTCTATGCGAAACAAGTTTTAAAAATAAGAGATAAATTAGGCGCGTTACTCCCTTTTGGTTTTAACAAAGTTCAATTATATGTCCATCAACGTTTACAGGCTCAGATTAAATCAAGAGGTTTCGTGAGAGCTATTTTGGTTAAAGGGCGTAAACAAGGATGCTCAACATATGTCGCTGGAAGGTATTACCATAAAGCTACTATGCAGGATGGAAGAACAGTATTTATTCTCAGTCATGAAGCTAAAACAACTGACACCCTTTTCACTATGGTCAATCGATTTTACGATAACTCTCCAGAGTTCATGAGACCCCTCACAGACAAGCATAACACTAATCAAATGGTATTTTCTGGACTCGATTCTAATTACACTGTAGGAACCGCAGGAAACGCTACAGTTGGACGTGGAGGAACGCCTCTACTGTTTCACGGCTCCGAAGTAGCTTTTTGGGAAAAAACAGATGATATCCGTAGTGGTATTATTAATTCTGTTCCGCGATCAAAAGGAACTGAGATTATTTTAGAGTCAACTGCAAATGGCCAGAAAGGAATGTTTTATACTATGAGTATGGACGCTCTAAAAAAGAAAGGAGATTATGAATTAATTTTTATCCCTTGGTTTTGGCAACTAGAATATCGAGCTAGTCCGAACACCGCTACAGGAGACGAGCCTTTTACTTTAGAAGAAGAAGATCTAGAATTAAAATATTTATATGGGCTAGATAACGAGCAATTATATTGGCGTAAACTAAAAATAATTGAACTAGGATCTCTTAAAATGTTTAAACAGGAATACCCCTGTAACGTAATGGAAGCTTTTCAGGCTTCTGGGGATTCTTTGATGGAATTAGAAGATATCTTACGAGCTAGAAAAAGCACAGTAACAGACCCAATGGCTCCGTTAATACTCGGTGTAGACCCAGCACATAAAGGAGATAGAACTGCTTTAGTCTTAAGACAAGGTAGACAGATTCTCTGGTTTAGAACTTACGCTAAAATGGAGGCTATGCAACTAGCTGGAGTAGTCGGAGAACTAATTAATAAACATGATATCGACATGACGTTTATTGATATGGGATTGGGGTATGGCACAGTAGGCAGGCTACATGAACTAGGTTATAAATCTAAAGTGATCGGAGTATACTTCGGAGGCGGAGCTAATAGAAACGATATTTACCAGAACAAAAGAGCAGAGATGTTTTGCGAGTTTGGTGATTGGATTAAAGGAGAAGTGAATATACCGGACGACGACGCGTTTCAAATGGACTTAAGAATGATACCGGACTTCACTTTGAACAGTACACGTAAAAGAACTTTTATGAAGAAAGAAGATATCAAACTTCAAAATGGTGGTATCTCTAGTGATATTTTCGATGCAGGGGCTTTGACTTTTGCACAACCAGTTAGAGCTAGTAAAGTTACAGGTCAGAGGTATATACCTCGAGGTACACAAAATTATAATACAAGCCCATTAGGGACGTTGAACCGTATTCGTGGTAGGAATAAAAGGAGGATGTAAATATGGCGACTGATCCATCAACAATGACTCAGGCAGAAAAAGACAGAGTAACTAAGTTTGCTAAAGAACGAGGAATGGGGCAGTACAGACATGTCCCTCGAGAAGCAATTGAAAAAGAAGATTATGAGCAAAAGGCGTTAGAATATCAACAGCAGCAGCTAGAACTAGCTAAACAAATGGCTGAGCTAGAACGTTCAGCTATGATTGAAGATCAACGTAGATACGAAGAAGCAAAGGCGGCTAGAGAGAAAGAAGTAGCCGAAGCTAAAGCTAGAGATGAACAGATTGCAGCAGACGAAGAGAAAGCTTTAAAAAGTAGAAACTTAAGAAGATCGGCTTTAATTAAAACAGGTCAGCACGGAGTATTGGAAGGTGCAACAGTAGGCCGTAAAATGCTATTAGCTAGTTAAGAGGGGAAAATATTATGGCTGAAACCGAAAAAGTAAAAAGAATTAAAAATAGAAATAAAATGTTGTTATCTAAGAAAGCACCATGGCTAGACCATTTTCAATTGATTGGTGAGTATATCATGTTTCGTAAACAAAATTTTACGGGTACACCAAATGCAGGGGCTTTCTTATCTGCTGATCTTTTTGATAATACAGCGGCTAGAGCTAATAACTTAATGGCTTCTGTACTATTAGGTATGCTCTGGGGAAATGGAGCTAAGACTTTTAAATTGATAAAACCAGAGAATATTCCATTAAGTGAAGAAGTTAAAAAGTTCTATGAAAAAGCTACTACAACTATGGAAAAGAATATGAATCATGATGAATCAGGCTTGATGTCTGCTTTAGGGGAATATATGCTAGACCAGGGATCTTTCGGGACATCTGGGATAGGTACTTTTGAAGCGGATGAATTTCCTTATTTAAGGTTTGAAGCATGGGACATAAAAACTATGGCAATTAGTGAAGGAGCTAATGGTAGAGTTAATACGATTCATAATACGAAAGAGTATACACCGAGAACGTTAGTTGATAAATATGGTTATGAAAATATCAGTAAGAAGAATAAAAAACTTTTTGACGAAGGGGATGAAGAAACTAAGATCAAAGTATTACACGCCATCGAAGAGAGAATGGTACGAGACCCTAATAAGTTTGGGGCTAGAGATATGCCTGTTGCAAGTATTCATATTGAACTGGAATCAGGAAAGATTCTAGAGGAAAGTGGATATCATGAAATGCCAGTAGCTGTAGCTAGATTTTATAAAGCTATGAATGAAACATATGGAAGAAGTCCAGGAATGGCAGCTTTACCAGATATCATTGAGATAAATGCGATATGGGAATCTTTGACTTTAGCTATCGAGAAAAAACTAAGTCCACCTCTAGGAGTCTTGAGTGATGGCCAGTTAGGCGGCGGAGTTATTAATACTACTGCTGGATCTGTGAATGTTTTTGATGTTTCTAATATGAGTACTGATAAACCTATTTTTCCTTTGTTTACTGTTGGTGATATGAGAGAGATAGAATTTTTATTAGATAAATTAGAGAAAGCTATTACTGAAGCTTTTAATATAGATCGTTTATTAGATTTTAATAACGAAACTAGAATGACTGCTTTTGAGACTCAAGCTAGAATGAAAATAAGAGGAGATTCTCTGGGGACTCTTTTAGCTAGACAAGAACTAGAATTGTTTACTCCAAAAATAGGTAGATCTTTTAATATCTTATTTCGTAAAGGTTTGTTTGGTGTAATAGCAGATAGTGAAGAAGAACGGTTTTTATTAGACCAGGGAATAGAACCTGAATATATTCCAGAAGCAATTGCTGAGGCTATGTTAGCAGGAGAAGAAGTATTTGAGATTCAATATATTTCTCCAGCAAAACGAATGATGCAGTCAGAAGAAGTTCAATCTATTATGACAACTTATGAGATGCTTAATATCATAGCTCCGGTATCAGCAGACGCGGCAGATATAATTGACCATGATAAAGCTTTAGAGAAATTACATCTCCTTACAGGGGGTGACAGCTCTATCCTGAACTCTATTGAAAAGATAGAAGGGATCAGGAAGCAGAGAGCGGAACAAATGCAAGTCGAAAGAGAATTAAGACATAAAGAACAGATGGCTAACATAGCTCAACAGGGAGCGCAGGCAATGGCCACTGCAAACCCAACATCACAGAAAGGATAGGTATATGAGGGAAAGACTACAGGAGAAACAAAATAGAGCTTTAAAAGCGTCTCAAGTAGATTATGAAAAAGCAATGAAGAAGAGAAAAGAGATGGTGACTGAGTTATGTTTATCTCCGGCGGCAGTAGACTTTTTGAAAATGATCTATGATAGTAGCGGGTACAGTAAACATTTGTTAATGACCTCTTCTGTAAGTGGAGAAGTAAATACTTCCGCTATGGTATATAGAGAGGGTAGGAGAAGTTTATATACAGATTTAAGACAGTTTTTACCAAAAGGTATTTTAAAAAAAGTAGAAGGAGAGTAGTAAATGACAATTGATTCAGTAAACATTCCAGCAAACGTAGTAACAGATCCGCCTCCAGGTGCGGACGTGGTAACAGATCCACCACCTTTTAGAGATTCAATTCCTGAAGCATATCGTGAGAAAACTTATCTCCAGGATGTAGATTCTATAGAAAAAGTTTATGCTAAACTAGACGGATCTCAACAGCTATTAGGCAAACGCCCTAATGGGATCCCAGATAAGAACGCTACAGCTGAAGATTGGAACGCTTTTTATAATAATGCAGGCAGACCAGAAACAGCAGACAAGTATGAACTAGAAGGTTTTAAAGAAGGGCAAGAAGAATTAAGTACAGATATTAAAGCGTTGTTTCATAAAGTGGGGCTATCAGGCGAGCAGGCTAAAGAATTACAAACTGGCTATGATGGAATTATGACTAAACTAGCAGAAGGACTAGGGGCTAGTTCTGAAGCTAATGAAGCTGAGTTTAGAGAAATGACCACTAAGTATTTTGGCGACGATCAGGTAAAAATAATAGCTACGGCTAATAAGTTATTAATGGAAAGTATACCTGCTGATTTAAAACCACATTTAGAAAAACTAGATAATACTTCACTAGTTATAATGGCCTCTGCATTAAATAATATTCAGAAAAGATATATTGGCGAAGATAGGTTATCTCCTCGTGATGACGCTGGAGCTGGTGGAGGTGGGGAAACTCAGGCAGAACTACAGGCAGCAGCTAGAAAAATTATGAATCAACCAGGATATGAAGATAGTTTTCATCCAGACCATGCAAAATTAATTGCAGCTAAAGATGCTATTTATGAAAAAATAGGTGCAATGCTTAAAAAATAATGCTTGACAAGATAGTAATATTTTGATACAGATATAAATGCGAAAGTAAGTTACTCTCTAGTAGCTGGTAGCCTCTGATCCAGGCATACAGGGTTCGATTCCCTGCGGGTGAGTGACTTACGATTGCGCCATTTATGGACACCTACTAACGTAGCCCATACATCATAGTAGTTCTATGTAAGGACGCTCCTTGTAAAAAAGCCAGGCAATGCCCAACCTAGTTGGATACCATTACCGAAACTAACCGTTTTTGTAATTGTAACGACTAAAGGAGGGCTAACTATGGCTTCACCACTAGATCCGACGCAGATTATCCAATTTTCTGACATGGTGCATAACAAAGCACAGCAGATAAAAGCACGTATGCGTCCACATGTAAAAATCAAAAAGATGAGCGGAGATCTATTCGCCTATGATGGGCTAGGTCAAATCGAAGCTCAGGAAATTTCCGGCAGAGTTCAAAAGACTCAATTCACTGATATTGAACACTTGAGACGTAAGATCTCTCGTAGGAGATTCGCTGTTACTATTCCTATTGATGGAATGGAAGTCGCTGGAGCTTTACTTAATCCAGAAGCACCTTATGCAGAAGTCTGCGTAAAAGCAATGGAAAGAATGTTTGACAGAGTTGTTGTTGGCGCTTTCTTTGCTGATGTCTACACAGGTAGAGATTTTGAAACTACTGTTAATTTTGCGACTGACGGCGGTTTTACTGTTGATGCTACAGCAGGTTTGACTTATGAAAAACTTCTTGAAGCTAAACAGAATTTCTTAGATGCAGACGTAGGTACTGACTCTCAAGAAACTATCGTGATGGGTATTGCGGGTGATGAAAATACAGCTTTATTAAAAGAAGCTGAATTAATTCACGGTGACTATTCTAGAGAATACGTTATCGACCAGGGCGATATCACTAAAGCTCTTGGTATGCAGTTAATCAAGTTCGCAGGAGCCGTTCAGAATCCTATTCTAAATGTTACTTCTGGTTCAGTCCGTGAGTGTTTTGTGGCCTCTACTAGAGGAATTTGTGTCGGTATGTCTCAAGATGTGAAAGTATCTATCAAAGACAGATCTGACTATGTTGACACTACTCAGGTTCAAATCGTCGGAGTTTTTGGCGCTGTTAGAACTGAAGGTGTCTTAATCCAGAAACTACAGACTACACCTGTATAATAGGAGGGACTCATGGCTGTTGAAGATAAATATGTAAACACAGAGTTGATTGCTGGGAAACTAGCTAATTCAGCTTTAACTAGAGGTGCGGATACCATTACATTAGTAACTACTTTTGAAGTAGCAGCTGCTGATGACGATGGTTCAGTATTCCGTATCGCCCAGGGGCTTAGCCCTAATCTTATTCCAGTAGATATCAAAGTCTTAAATGACGCGCTTACTGCTGGAGACGATTTTGATTTAGGCCTGTATGAGCAAGGAGTAGGTGGGACTGTTGTAGACAAAGATGTGTTTGCTGATGGTCTTGATCTTTCTTCTGCGCATATTTTTGGAGCATCTCTTGATGGACTAGTAACAGTAGACGTAGCGAACGCTACTAAACAGTTATTTGAACATGCAGGACATACTCTAGCGACTAAGAAAGAAGGTTACGATCTTGCGTTAACTGCTAATACAGTAGGTACTCTTGCAGGTACAGTTACTGTTATTGCAACGTTTATTCAGGGTTAATAACTAGAGATAATTAAAAGGTGGTGTCCATCCCGCTACTCTCCGTAGCGGGATGCCATCTCTTTCACATTTAAGGGGATTGATATGAGAAATATTTTCATTTTTTTACTAGTGTTTTTTTCGATCAGCTTCACTTCTTTAGCAGAGACTCCTGCGGGAACGGTTGTTGATATTGTACAAATAACAGATACCGACGGTATCGCAGTAGCTTCTACAGCTACAGTTTATTCTAATTCTTTCCCTCTTCCCAGACAAGCTAGTTTTGGTGTTCTATTACGGATAGCTTCTAGTGGAACGGTTGATGTGCTAGTAGAATTAGAACAAAGTAATATTCGACCGACGACTGAAGGGTCAGCTGATACTACTAATTACGCAGAGGCTCAAGATGTAGATGGGGATGCTATTAGTGCGATAGCGACGATAACTGATGAAGTAATGCATGTCGTAAATTTTGCGCCCGTAGCAACGGGTTTTGCACGTTTAAAAATCACAGGACAAGGATCTAATGACGCGTCGACTGTAATAGCGGTAGCTCAATTATATTATGTAAAGGGGCAGTAAATGCATAAGTATTTATTAATCTTTTTTATATGTTTCGTTTCCGAAGTTTTTGGAGCTGCTTTCACACTAACACAAACAGGTAATTTCAATGATGGTGCTACGTGGGGGAATACTTCCCCTGGAGTTGCTGGAGTAGACTATCCAGATCCTGCCGGTGGTGATACGTTTCTATTAAATAATGGAAGTATAGCAACTATTACAAGTGGCTATACAACTATTACAAGCGGAGTAATTGATAATGGAACACTAACAGTTGACGGAACTTTAACGCTCGATGCTGATATAGATTTTATTGATAATAACTCAGTATTAAATGGTACAAGTGGGACTATTAACCTTGGGAATTTTAATTTTGACGTAGGTGGTCAATATTGGAAAACTTGTACAATATCAATTTCAGGAACTTCAAGTGATAGATTTTTAATTAATTCTACTGGCGGGGGTATAGGGGCGGGATATTATTGGCATTGTTCTTTTTATATGTCATTTGTAACTTTTGATGGTTTAACTAGGTTCAGCACATATAGAAATGCCGATGTGGTTGTGGAAGATTGTATCTTTACTAATTTTAATGGGGTTTTTGCCCCTTCATCTGCTAGTGAATCTATAAATTATGACTTTATTTTTAGGAGATGTATTTTTGATGAGTGTATTGGAACATCAGGGAGGATTGAGTTCGGGGACTATGGGTATAAAGGTCTTGATGGTTCTGGAACAGGAGAAAAGATTGTTGAAGAGTGTGTTTTTATTGATGGAAGCCAAGTCTGGCTTGGTGCGGGAATACCTTATGAGAGAAATGTCTTTTACTTGACTACTTTTTATCAACATGATGCAACTGATGGTATTGAGTTTGATACAAATTTATTTTATCAAATAGACGATGATGCAATCCCTAATGGGAATATTACATACAATAATAACTATATCTATGTAGAAGCGAGTAACCCCCATGTTATATCTGGGGCAAATGCCACATCCTCAAATCCAGCTCCTATGATAGTAAAAAATACTATTTTTGAAATACACCATAACGATTCCCCTAGTGATGCGAGCGATGTAATTATTCTTTGTAAACAAGATATAGTATTTCAAATCCATAATAATATACATTTAGAGCATACAAGAGGGTATCTAATTAATGCTTTAGGTAGCGCCCCTGTACTTGGTGATTTATACGTTTATAATAATACATATGATGGTGATCATTCAAATGCTTTAAACTATCCTAGTTTAGCAAACACTGAGGGTGGTGGGACTTATGCAGGGGATAATGTAGAATTTTATAATAATCTGTCTTATAATACAGATGGGACAACAACAGGTGTAAATTTAATAGATTTTGGAGACGTTGGTACAGCTGACCAAGCAACTTACCTTGATTATAATGTTTGTTATGATTATTTGGAAACTATTGATATTTACCATGATGCGGTTATAACAGGAAAAACATTTGGAGATGACGGATTTGGCGGTAATGATGCTCACGGAATAGACCCAGGATTTGTAGACCCAACAAGAGATATGGCAACGTGGGATGCGTATAATGGAGGCGTAGGAACTGCCGCTAATGCTGCATTAGAAATGGCTAAGTTAAATGATTCTGATTTTGATGATAACTATACAGTAGCTAAACTTATGGAGTGGGTTAGCGCAGGATTTGCGCCAACTAATAGCGCAGTTTCTACGTTAAGCAACACGGGTTCTTATGTAGGGGCTATAGAGCCTTTAATATCAGATGGGATCACCGGAGGAAGTGGTTTCCGAGGTGGAGGTTATCGAGGAAACTCTTATGGTAATTTGAGAGGTTACGCAGGAGGTGGGTATGCGGGTAATTAAATTCTTACTTATTTTTTTATTCACCATTAACATCTTTGCCGGGTATAGTCTGGTTCAATAAATGACTTATTTATTGATTTACATACTCAAGTAATTAATACCACTAGTGATAATCCTAAGAGTTTAATAATTTATTTTAAACGAGGGGTAGTATCTAATTCAGTAGCCATAGGTAATTCAGGTAGTGGTACTTTTAGTAATGTTATAGTTAAGGTTGCAGGTAGTGGAGGCATATACATCCCTATGGTAGACCAAAGTAGTAATGATACCAAGTATACTGGACGTAGTTATCTTTTCCCTTTTACTCTTGGGTTTACTTCTATAAAGCTAGAGTTTCACACTACAGACACTATTAGTATTTCTAATTGTTCAGTTGGAAAAATTAGTAACACTTTAGCTAGATTACAAGCAGTCAAACCAGACTATTCAGTTACTGATATTAATGCAACAACAGGTGGGAATTTAAAAGTAGCCATTGAAGAACTAGAACTTGAAGCTCAGACCCCTTTCTTATTGCGAGTTGCTAAAGGTGAGATTACTGGCCATAGTATAATATCAAAGTTTGGACAAAATAATGATGTAGGGACGGGTTCTTATGAGGATGTGTGGGATGGTGGAGGCACTTATAATTATCCAACTGATAGTACTGCTCCAATTACAAAATTAGTAGCCCATAATGCGGCTGATACAGAACCCATAGAAATTCAAGGCTTAGATATTAATGGTGATTTATCTGTTCAAACTAGAACTTTAACAGGATTAACAGCAGTAGATTTAGACCCAGATTTATGGAGAGTTTTCAGATTAAAAAATGTAGGTACTTCTGATTTAGTTAGTGATGTTTGTGCAATAAATGATGGCGATACAGTTGACTATGCTTGTATTAATAATGGTAATAATCAGACACTAATGGCTTTATATACCATCCCTAATGGTAAAATAGGCTACTTACTCCAAGGAACTAATAGCATAATAGGGACTAATAGAGGATATAGTATTGATGGTAAATTATGGATGAAGCCCTATGGATTAGTGTTCCAGTTAAAGAGGACTTTTGGGTTGTCTAGTGATGGCTCTGGATTTATTAAAATGCCATTTCCTTTACCGGGAGCTATCCCAGCTAAAACTGATATTAGAATTAGCGCAATAAGTAGTGCGGCAGGTGGAGGGTTAAACACAACCTTTGAAATACTTTTAATAGACGATTAAGGAGAATAAAATGGCTACAGCAACATCTGATGTAGATATATGTAATTTAGCGATGGATTTATTAAACGACGCTAATCCGATTATTAATATATCAGCACCTACAACTAGCCATGAAGAAGTTTGTGCTAGATGGTATGATGTAACTAGAAGAAAACTACTTCGTAAAAATATGTGGAATTTTGCCAGGGGCAGATATCAAGCTTCCCGAGATAGTATCGATCCAATTTTTGGGTATGCAGATGCCTATAATCTACCAAATAATTGGCTCAGATTAATTGCTTTTGACGGAGAAAATAATCTTAGTACAACTAG